TTTGTTTCTGAGGGTGATTACGTTCAGTTTAGATTTAGGGCACCTGCCGTCTGGGACTTTACAGAAACAGTAACAATTACTATTGGAGATTCTATAAATCTTTGGTTGATTACTGTTATTCCAGAAGACTTTACTCCTGATCCATTTCCATTTCAAAAAATTGTAGATGCAAAACCAGAAACTCTTTACACTTATGGTGACGGCACTCGTCCTGGGGAACAAGTTGTAGTTGTATCTGGATTAACTCCAACCACGCAAGCACCAGTTTTTCTTGGTTCTAATATTGGTGGCGACATTAACTCTTTTGCTATGCGTATTGACTATAATGGAGATGGTACGTGGGATACTGATTGGATACAGGGGAATGGAACTGAAAGTGTAGAAAATGGAGCACGTATTCAAATACGTGGAAAAACTCAAAGTTTTGCAAATCAAACTACTAAAATTACTTTGGTAATTGGAACTTCAAATGAAGTTTGGAGTATTACCACAAAACCAATACCATTAAACATACCAGATCCGTTCCCAAATTTTACCGATCTTGTAGGAGAACCGCAAAATACAGTTGTTTATAGTGAAGTCATACGAGTACAGGGACTGACAAGTTCTGCAATTATTCAAGTTAGCGGTGGCGGTGCTGAATGGGCTGTATCATCTGCAAATAATACGGAACCAGATGCTACTGGAAAATATGAAGTACTAACTGGGGCAACATTTTCTTCTGCATCAGGAACTATCAATAACACAGATTACTTGCAATTAAGAATGACATCTGCAAGTGATGAAAATTTTCCAGTTACTACTTTTTTAACGATTGGAGATGGAGATTCTCTTTCTTCTTGGTCAATTATAACTGGATCAAATCCATCAACAATACCGAATTCTTTTTCTTTTCCAGATAAATCTGACGTTATTGAAGATGCTTTGATTGCTTCTGAATCTAGACCACCAGAAGGAATAAGCGGTCTTGGTATTGATCCTGATACTGGAGAGAGCATATCAGTTCCTGTTGAATTAGTTTCAACAACGTCTACTGAAGTTAAAATTAAAATTAATGATCAGTCTATTGGAGTTTTTCCTGCCACGGTAAAAAATGGTGATAAAATAACTCTTTATATGAGATCATCAACTGAGTTTAGTCAACCAACTGAAATGACCATTAAAGTTGGAGATCTTCAAATTCCAACATGGACAATTGAAACAAGTAGTGGTCCAGATTACGATGCTGTATTTACTCCACCCGCAGATAAAGTAGGTCAAGTTCCAGGTACTTTTATATCTAGTTCTCCTATCACTATCACATCAATTAACAGACCAATCACAATTGAAGTAATTGATGGATATGACGCACTTATTTCTATTGATTATGATGAACCAATCGCTGGACCAAGAGTTTTTGATCCAGCAGTTAATACTTCATTTTATTTGGTGGTTTTATCTGCTGATCAATTAGGAACACCTGAATTCACACAAGTTGTTGTTGGAACTGAGGCTGATAATGTTTCTGCGGTAACTTTCACTTGGAATATAACAACTTATGCTGTAGCACCACCACCAGCCGCAAACTTGGGTGTGTGGTATAGCAAAAAGACTTCAAAGTTTGATGGATATTCAATTGGAACAATTTGCTCAATCCTAAAAGAAAATGTTGTTGTTGGATACGGTAATCTTAGTGGTGAACTTGGATCTAGATATCCAGGATTTATTGAATGTGATGGAAGATCACTTGATGCTTCTACGTATTGGGCACTATGGGAAGTTATTGGTAATACTTACGGAGGTAATGCAACAAAAACTTTTGTTGATTTATTAGATGATCAGAATAATGTAGTTGGAACCACAACAGTTTATAGTGGAAGTTTTAATATTCCTGATTACAGAAATAGAAGATTATGTGGTGTTGGATTTGTGGATTCTAGCAGAGGTAACTCCGCATTCTTGCCAGTTTCAACACCAGGAAAAGGAATTTTTGATGTTGGTGCTGAAGGAGGATATTGGTATTTTGATAAAGTAGATACTGCTGGATCCAATCCTCTGGAGCAAATTGAAGGTACAGGAACAGAAGGTCTTGATAGTCAATTCTTCTCTCTTGGAACAGTAAGATTGGAAGGACTGGAAACAATAACGGATGATGTTAATTTTACTATTACTGGTTCTGTAACTGCACAAGTTGGACCTTTATCTATTGTTACTGTCCCTGTTCCCGATCATAATCATATGTATATTAGTGCCGTTGTAGAAGGAGATGGTGGAGATCCTTTAATACCATTTAATAATTCTCCAGGAACTTCTCCAAGAGCATTACTTGGTACTGGAGTTACTGGCGAAAAGGGACCGTATAATAAACCAATTGCCCAAGGAGGAGATCCTCAAGCATATATTATCTCTGAATGGGAGATATTTATAAATGAATTTATTCCCAATTTTGATGCGGAAATTTCAAGGTATGACCCAAATTATACTAATTTAGCTCAATGGATTGAAGATAATTTAGGAACGGCACAAACTCCAGATAATGGAACTTCTTATTCATCTACTACTGGTAGCTATTTGGTTTGGTGGCCAAGTCCAGATTCTGAATTAACTGGCGTAACTTTGCAAACCGCAGGTTCAACAGGACTTCCAAATGGAGCATGTATTGATACAGAACCATCACTATTTACTATTGATTCTTACGTTCCATCTGGAGGAACTACCAACGGTCATAGTCATAAGATAACTTTAGATCCTGTTGGTAATCCACAAACTGATTTTACTGGCGGCAACACTTCAAATTCTGGAATTATTGGCGGAGGTTTTGGTTCTGGTCTTGCAAATGGATCTGACAGTATGCAAGTTACCTTTAATCAAAATGATATTTTTATGGATATGACTCAGGGACAGTTTCAGTTTAATAAATCAATTAAATCTCCTTTCCCAGATGTTGCTATGAGACCACAAAGACAAGTCCCAATTATCAATCCATTTCATAAGACTAAATACATCATTAAAGCTTACTAGTTGTTATGCCAATTGAACCATATCGTCCTTTGGAGTTAATGCAAAGGAAAGATTTTACTAAGTCTGATTTTACTGATTTTATTGGAGTTTGGGAAAATTTTGTTCCAAGACCATTATGTAAAAGATTGATAGAATATTGTGATCATGTTTTAGAAACTGGTTCATACGTAAATCCAAATATTGGACCACTTCCTGGTGGTGACCAAGACAATAAAGTTTACAAGTCTGAGGACATTTATGGCGGTGCCATGAATAGAAAAGACTTTGCTTTTATGCTAGACTATTCAAATAGAAAATTGGCAGCAGATGTGCAGGCATGTTTGACATCTTGTATTAATCATTACATTTCAGAGTATTCTTCTCTTAATATTGCGACTCTAATTTCTACTGATATCAAAATTCAAATGACACCTGCAGGTGGTGGATATCATTTATGGCATTATGAGAATGTGGACACAAACCATGCTATGAGAGAAGTTGTTTGGATGATTTATCTAAATGATCTTCCAGAAGGTGAGGGAGAAACTGAATTTCTTTATCAAAAAAGAAGAATAAGACCAACTACTGGAACTGTTGTTATTTGGCCTGCTGGATACACACATGCCCATAAGGGAAACACAGTATTCACAGAGAATAAATACATCTTGACAGGATGGTACATTAAGGCTAAGTAAGGAGATTCATGGAAACCACAAAAGTATCAGTTTTAGAAGTTGACTTTGTTAATGATATCATTAGTTTCAACTCGGATATTCTTGCTGATCTAGAGATTTTGGGAGGAAGAAAATCCAAAAAGTTGGAGATGGATGAACTCCTTAAGCAAAGATTTTTGGAAGAAGTTGTTGATCCCATCTGGCATAGTGATAAAGACAAATTAGATTTCTTTCAGTACTTTAGTAATGGTACATACTCGTGCTTCAGACAAAAATTGAAGTATGATTTTAAAACTGATAGTAGTTATTGGCACAAATATAAATTTGAATATGCTGCTCAAGAACAAGCAGATGAATTATACAATAAGGCACTTGATTTCTATCAGGCTTTAATTCAGGTAAGACAAGAGGTAATTGAAAAGAAAATTGAAGGTATTGATAAAGAAGTTATCTATTGGGAACAGAGATATCAAAAAGCAAGAAGACAGAAAAATGATCTTTTGACCCAATCTGACTGGAGAGTTCTTCCTGACGTTGAAGATTCTTATCCAGGAGAAAAAGATATGTGGTTTGCTTGGAGAAGTAAAATTAGAAATTCTACTCTGAAAAAACCATCTGAATTTGAAAATAACTTGGAGTTCTTTAGATACACATATGATATCAAATATCCAGTTGATCCAAAAATCTACAGACAATTGTATCCAGATGGTATGATGGACGATGGAGTAACTCCAGCACCAGCATTCATGGATGAAAATGATCCAAACCAATGGGTCAAACATGATATTGCTGCATCATCTGATTTCCAAAGAAGCAGAGAGCAAAGCATGTATAATTTCTCTGGACAATATAAGACTTCTCTCAAGAAAGTTAAACAGTCTGTTCTTGATATAATGAAGTTACTTAAAGTTGATGATGTTGTTCCTATTGACTGGAGCATTTATTATGTTGATGATTCTGAATTGGAGGGTAAAGTTGGCACATGATATATGAAATTGATTTGTTAGAAGATGAGCAGTTGTTATTTTTACGAGATAAACTAAAAGATTTGGAGTATGTTGATGGCAACATCACTAATCCATCTTCTGTCAAACGAAACAAGATGTGTTATGATGGAGAATTGTATAAGAAATTAAATTATACCTACTCAAAAATTCTTAATAAAAAGATTATTCATACCTTTAATGTAAGAAGAACTTCTCAGTTGTATTTTGCAGAATATAATGAAGGAGCAAGGTATGGATACCATATTGATGATACACCAATTGGTGGTGTTTTTACGCATTACAGTTTAACTTGTTTTTTGAGTAATCCATCTGAATATGAAGGTGGAGAGTTGGTTATCAAAATAGGAAACAAAGAACTTGAGTATAAATTAGAAGCAGGTAGAGCTCTAATTTATCCCACGGGATTGTGGCATAAAGTTAATGAAATTAAGTCTGGATCTAGGAAAGTATTTGTTTGTTGGATTGAATCTATTATTCAAGATAGTTTTATGAGAAATTATCTTGCGGAGTTTGGTAACTTTATTAAAGATTGTGATGCTGATGATGAAATTCTAGAAAATCTTGAACACTTTAGAATGAATTTGATACGAGAGTATGGAAAAATATAGTATTAATGATTTACAGCACTACACAAATGTATTTTCTAAGGAAGATTGTGAAAAGATAACAGAATGTGTGTCTGGTCCAAATTGGTATTTTGGACATGGATCTTTTGTTCAGGGTGATGTTAGGAGAGGATATCCATTCTGGAGGATTGATTTGCATGAGAGTGAATACTTCTCTGAATATCTTCTAAATATTATTCAGGAAAAGACTAACCAAGAGTATGAATTATATGATGTGTATGCCAACGGACATACATTTGGAACTCAAGGATCTTTTCACCAAGATTGGCATGATGAACGTGGAAGAACTTTTCTTTTTTATGCAAATGAAAATTGGAAAGTAGAATGGGGTGGAAAAACTTCATTTATGTTTGGACCAGATGATACATATTTTCATGTTCCAAAACCAAACACCGCTATATTATTTCCTGGTCTTATTCCACATACTGCTGAAGTGACATCTAGATCATTTACTGGTCTTCGTATTACTATTGCTTGGAAACTATTACTTAAGAACAAATGAACACAGACTACGAAGTTTTTTACTTTGATAATTTTATAGAGAGATATGCAGCTGCAAAAGGCAAAGCAGTTGTTTATCTCAGGTCATATGGTTGGAATAATAGTTCTAATGTAGATGCTATTAATGCTTCTATGGACATCTATAGGGATTTGCTTCCAACTGACTTGTTTACTGCTCTGAAAAATTCTGAATTTGTTTTTATGGAAGTTGATAATATTGCAGAAACGATGGAGTTTTTGGAGACTAATTTTCCAGAGAGTCAAGAAACTACATCAATTCCAGAAAATTACATTCATTACACATTATATAATTCTATTGGACAAACGATAATATCTAACTAAAATGTTTTCTGATACTTTTTTTAAGGCTGACAAATACAGTTTAGATACTTTTGAGTATGTCTCAACATATGAAAGAATGCCATGGAGATTTACTTCTCTATCTGATCCTCAGTATCTTCCTAATTTAGATTCAACAGTAGAATCTAAACTAAACAAACTATTTCAGTATAGATATCCACATGTCGTTGATATCATACCAAATCATACGAAACTAGTTAATATTGAATATGTTGGAGATGAGATAAAATCATTCTTTCTCAACAACCCCATGAAGTATGATACGTTATCTTCAATTCCATCTGTATGGCATACATTTGCTTCATTTGTTGGGATAGATCATCTGTGTGATTGTAAAGAAAGAATTGATAGAATGACAGATGTAACAGATAGTACGCAAACTGATGTTATTGGAATTTACTATGATAAAGATGCTAATTATTCTGGAATAAGAATATATGATTCAACTTATAATTTGCATCAATATGAATCAAATGAAAAACTAAAAGGCATTAACGATTTTTGCAAAAAACAAAAGAATGCCAGAGGATATATCAATTTTTTCCATCATAGCGACACTTTATCTTTTATATTAGAAGTAAATATACCACAAACAACTCTGGTTCCACAGGAAAGGGGGAATTTAACTCCAGTTTGCCAAGCAAAGGAAAGAAGAGAAATTGTCTTGGAAAAAATTAAAGATCTCAACTACATCTCTACAGAACAAAAAGAATTTATTGAGAATACATGTGTAGAAAGAAGTTCTTTTGATATTGAATATTTCATATCGGAAAGCGGCGAAGTAACAGAAACAATTCTACATCACTATAAAGTTATTGATTTTGAGGACTTGACAACCCCCTGATCCTTGTGCTATGGTGGGAAGACACTCGTGAAACAGCATGAAAGTCCCTACACAATATGAACTGACGCATCTGCAACTACAAGCTATGCTCCGTGATCATAATATTCCAGAAAACGAAGTAAAGTATCTGGGTGAATTTGAATATACTACTGAATACCAAGCACATCCAGAACTTCATGGTTATATGATGCATTGGTATCGTATTGCTAATGAACATGAGGTTCCTGTTTGTGATATAGCGTCGATTGATGCCGTGGACAATTGAAGAACTGGCACAGGGGGTCTTTGGACCCCTTTCTCATGCTCTATAATATTCTCATCAACAGCGCACCGCATGACCCTCACCCTACGCCCTCACCAGCAGCGTATGCTTGACGCCCTGCTGACTGCATCCAAAGGTCGTGTCACCTGCCCTACAGGCGGCGGCAAGACCCTTGCGATGATCCTTGACTGCCTGCGTCGCCTGCAGGCAGCAGAGACCCCTCAGACGATCGTGGTGGTCTCTCCTCGCATCCTGCTGTCGGTCCAACTCTATGAAGAGTTCTGGGCAGAACTGAACGGCAAGGTTGACGCCTGTGTTCTTCACGTTCACAGCGGTGAGGTTGTTGGCAACAGCACCACCAAGATTGATGAGATCCGTTGTCATGCTGGTGTCTGTGCTGCTGCTAACACTCACCAACTGATCTTCACCACCTACAACTCTCTGCGTCGTATCAACGAGGCAGGTATTGATGTAGATACCATCTATTATGATGAGGCGCACAACTCTGTGCGCCGTGACTTCTTCAAAGAAGTTGCTGCTGCTACTTTGACTGCCAAGAACGCATACTATTTCACCGCTACTCCTAAGTATCGTGGTGGTGCTAT